CCTTCGCACACAAAATTATAAAAAACGCTATGTTTTTTGGAAAATGGGCTAAAATAGAAGTAAAAGCGCACAAAAGCCGCCTAAAACGTTTCAAAATGAAACAAAAAGGTAGGAAGGGTTAACAATTAGAGAAAACGAGGACAATGAAATGAAAGATATAAGATTAAAACTCGAATACATGGCGCTCGACGACCTGACGCCATACGAAAACAACGCGAAGATCCACACGCCGGACCAGATAGAACAGATCATGGCCAGCATCACGGACTTCGGCATGAATGACCCGATCGCAATCGTGGGCAAAGACAACTTAATAGTAGAAGGACACGGCAGGCTCATGGCCTGCAAGCGTCTCGGCATTAATGAGGTGCCAGTCATCCGATTGGACCACCTAACAGAGCAAGAGCGCAAGGCTTACACGCTGGCGCACAATAAACTAACCATGAACACCGGCTTCGATATGGATAAGCTCAACGCTGAGCTCCAGGAGCTAGTAGACATGGACATGGCCAACTATGGCTTCGTAGAGATTGACGAAACGCCAGTCGAACTGGACGACGACGGCTACGAACCAGAAGAAGAAACCTTCCCGGAACCAAAGGCAAAGAAGGGCGACATTTATAAGCTAGGCAACCACCGCCTCATGTGCGGCGACAGTACCAGCATGGAAGATGTGGCTAAACTTATGGGCGACGCCAAGGTGGACCTTTTACTGACGGATCCGCCATACAACGTCAACTATGGCGCTCGCGGTAAGAAATACAAAGAAAAGGCCGCTGAAGGCACGGTATACACCGCAGGCATGGATGACCGCACGATCCTAAACGACAACATGGAAGATACGGAGTTCCTAGAGTTCCTGACCAATGTATTCAAGGCTGCTGACTCAGTAATGAAGCCAGGCGCTCCGTTTTACATTTGGCATGCAGATAGCGAAGGCTACAACTTCCGCCTAGCCTGCCGCAAAGCAGGATGGCAGGTGCGCCAATGCTTAATCTGGGTAAAGAATACCCTAGTGCTAGGCCGCCAGGATTACCAATGGATCCACGAGCCATGCTTGTATGGATGGAAGGACGGTGCCGGCCATTACTTCGTAGAGGACCGTACGCAGACCACTGCACTAGAAGAAAAGCCGATAGACCCGGATAATTTGACGCATGAGGAAGCAATCAAACTCATTAAGAAAATAATGCGGGAAGCTGACGAATCGACCGTGCTTCGCGAAAATAAGCCGCAGAACAGCGAGCTCCACCCTACCATGAAGCCAATCCCACTATTCGGCCGCTTGATCCAGAACAGCACTAAGAAGGGAGAAAACGTCCTAGACCTATTCGGCGGCAGCGGTACGACGATAGTAGCCTGCGAGCAACTAGGCCGCAACGGCTACGCAATGGAGCTAGATCCGCACTACGTGGATGTAATAATCGAAAGATGGGAAAGTCTAACCGGCCAGAAAGCCGAGAAAGTGGAGAAATAAAATGATAGAGAAAGTAAACCCAAGCCACCCAGATAAGGTCGCGGACCGCATCGCCGGCGCGCTCGTTGACCTAGCCTACACGAAAGACCCGAATCCGAAAATCGCCGTCGAGGTCCTAATCGGCCACGGCAAGTGCCACATCATCGCAGAAACAAGCGTCAAACTCGGCGTAGACCAGGTCGTCAACGCCGTGCAGAGAATCACGCCGCTCGAAAACCTAGCAATCGACTACAGAGAGGTGCCACAGGATCCAGAACTCGCAAAGAACCAGGCAGAAGGAATCCGCTGCGGAGATAACGGCATCTTCAAGGGAGTGCCAAGGAATCCAGAAGAAGTGGCGCTGAGCAAGGCAGTCCGTGAACTTTACGACCAGTTCCCAACCGACGGCAAATTCATCTACGATGAGGAAACTAAGACCTTCATCGTCTGCCAAAGCAACGCAAGCGACAGAGGACTCCTGGCAGCAATTGACGAAATATACTACCTAGACCACAGCGAACGCTTAATGATTAATCCGCTAGGCGAATGGACAGGTGGCACGAACGTCGATACTGGCGCAACTAACCGCAAGCTCGGCTCCGACATGGGCCGCGCAGTTACTGGCGGCGGTCTTCATGGTAAAGACCTCAGCAAGGCGGACGTAAGCGTCAATATCGTATGCTTCATCCTAGCAGAGGAATGTCGCCAAGAGGTCGAGGCGCTGTGCGCTATTGGCGATAAAGAAATCACATTCAGGCGAGCAGACGGCGCTCAGGTTAAATTTGACTACGCTGACGTAGTAGCCCAGGCCAGGGACTACATCGAGGACCGCGGCGGCTTTGAAAAGTTCGCTGAGTGGGGTCTCATCTAGAGAGGAGAATAAAAATGGCTACTTTAAACGAACAAGCCGAGAAGATCCTAGAGATAGCCGAAGCGGCTGGCGTTCAATCAAACTTCTTCTTCAAGACCACATTCAGGCGATACCAGGTGCAGCTTAATAACCTGACCAGCCTAGAAAAGGCAATCGCAGAATATGGAACCACAATCAAGAAGGTATACGTAAAAGGCCGCGAGAACCTGTACGTCAACCCAGCCATCGCTGAGTACAATAAAACGGCCGAGGCAGCAAACAGAACTGTCTCGACCTTAATCAAGATCATCAGAACATTCAACGTAAGCGAAGATGACGACGGCAAGAATCTAGATCCGCTCTGGGCAATCATAAAAGGCGGTGAAGATGAAGATGACGACGACGGCGACGACGAGTAAAGCATACGAGTTCTGCAAAAAGTCGGTCCGCTCGAAAACTACGCCTAAATACGTCAAAAAGCAAATGCGCGAATGGATGCGCATAGCAGAAGGCAAACACAAGAAATACAAGGTAAGCAAGAAGAAGCTCCAGCAATTAGAGAGCATTCTAAAGATACTGGTAATGCCGAAGGGTCTCAAAGCCGGCACCAGCCTATACGAATGCACGACCGGATATCAATGGTTATTTTACACGGCCATTCTATGCACCGTTTATAGGGATAACCCGAGCAAGCGCAGATACGAAATCGGCCTGCTTGAGATATGCCGCAAGAACTTCAAGACCTACACGGTCGCTACTATTTTCATTCTTCTTTTCTTGACGGAGCCTGAATACTCCCAATTCTTCAGCGTAGCACCGGACGGCGCGCTGTCGAAAGAGGTAAAGCAGGCGCTCGAGGAAACAATCAAGTCCAGCCCACTTCTATACGAGTACAAAGAAGAAAAGCGGTTCAAGATCCTACGCGACTACATCCTATTCAAGCCAAAGCAAAGCAAGCTGACACCACTATCCTTCAGCACCAGCCGTATGGATGGCCGTCTGCCAAATGCATTCATCGCGGACGAGGTCGGCGCGCTTCCGAACCGCTACGCAATCGACGCCATGCAATCCGGCCAGCTTAACATCCTAAATAAGCTGGGCTTCATTATTAGTACCAAGTACCCAACGGCAGACAATCCATTCGAGGAAGAAGTGTCGTACGCCAAGAAGGTGCTAGACAAGCTGCAAAAAGACGAAGCAATCTTCAGCTTGCTATACGAGCCAGATAACCCAAAAGACTGGCAAACCGACGACCTGATCCTTAAACAGGCAAACCCGGTAGCATTGGAGATACCGGAGATATGGAAGGACCTAAAAGACAAGCGCGCGAAGGCAATCGCCATGGAAAGCGCCCGCGAAAACTTCGTGACCAAGCACTGCAACATAGTCTACCAGGGCGTAGGTACTGAAACCTACGTCGACATCAATGACGTGAAGGCATGCAGGACCGCGAAGATTGACTGGACTGGACGCACGGTATACCTTGGCCTGGACCTTTCAGAAACAAACGATAACACCAGCGTCTCAATGGTGGCGGTCGACGACGATAACACAATCCTAGCAGACAGCTTCGCATTCATACCGGAAGGCCGCATAACCGAGAAATCGGTATACGAGAAGATAAACTACCAGGAACTCATAACCGGCAAACGCGCAAGAGTAATGGCATGCGGCGACCGGGTCATCGATTACAAATTCGTCGAGGACTTTATACTGGGAATCGAAGAAAAATACGGCGTCGAGGTGCAGGCGGTAGCATACGACCGCTGGAACGCGGTGTCGAGCGCGCAGAAACTATCAGCCGCAGGAATGAACATGGTAGAAGTGCGCCAGCACTCGAGCGTACTACATCCGCCGACAAAGCTCCTAAAAGAGAAGATCCTGTCGCGCGAATTCGCATACGAGCAGAACACCCTACTCGAAATCAACTTCCAGAATGCCAAATGTACGTACGACACCAATATGAACGCATACGTACATAAGAAACGCTCAAGTGGCAAGGTAGATATGGTGGTCAGCTTAATCAACGCCGTCTACCTACTACAACAAGATGCCTACCTAAGTCAAATGGACTTCGTGGTGCAAGTGATTTGATAATGTATAATAAGGGCAAAGAGGAATAACAAAATGGCAAGATTTAATCTATTCAGAAAACGGCCGAAAGATGAGGTGGCACCGCCGAGCCAGTCGTCTGAGGCTAAAAACCTCCAGCCTGAGCTGGACGACCCACTACTCACTGCGCTGATCCGCAATGAAGCAATCGACCGCGAAAAGGCGATGATGATACCAGCCGTAAGCAGCGCCGTCGATTTTATAGCAAGCTCAATCGCCAGCATGCCAGTAAAGCTATGCAGGCGTAAACACGGCCGCGTCGAAGTAATCGAAAAGGATAGCAGGGTCAGGATCCTAAACGGCGACACCGGGGATGTCCTGAATAAAAACCAGCTATTCAGAGCTATGATAGAGGACTACCTACTCGACAAAGGTGGCTTCGCATATGTCCGCCGCGAGCTGAACGAAGTGACGGGCATCTTTTACGTCAAACCAATCTACGTCATCCCGTACAAGAATATCGACCCAATCTACAAAACGGTGCAGTACGAGGTGGGCGACCGAATGCTCAGACACTGGGACTTGATCCGTTTACTTCGCAGCACTAAAGACGGCGCGCTCGGAACCGGCCTAGTAAAAGAGGTAGAGAAGGCGCTCCAGGCCGCATATGCAACGATGCTGTTCCAGTTACGCCAGGTAAACACCGGCGGCGGCAAAAGAGGCTTCCTAAAGACTGAATCGAAGGTAAGCGACGAAGCCCTTCGCAAAGTCAAGGAAGCATTCATGCGTTTATACGGCGGAGCGGAATCCGAAAGCGTCGTGGTGCTTAATAAGGGGCTGGACTTCCAGGAAGCAAGCAGCACTAGCGTCGAACTACAGCTAAACCAGACGCTAAAGACCCTGAACGACGACATCGCGAAAATCTTCCACATCCACGATGACTTCAACCAGACATTCAAGGAAGCCATCTATCCGGCAGTAAAAACCTTCGAGGCCGCGCTAAACAGCACCCTCCTGCTAGAGAACGAGAAGCGCAAAGATTACTTCTTCGAGATTGACGTGAAGGAAATCATCAAGGCGACAATCAAGGAACGCTTCGAAGCATACAAGATGGCCAAGGATACAGGCTTCATGACCCTAAACGAAATCCGCAGCTGGGAGAGCATGAACTCCATCGAAGGCCTCGACATCATCGCCCTCAGCCTTGGCGACGTTCTCTACAACACGAACGAGCTCACATACTACACGCCAAACATGGCCGTCACGACTGACCTGCGCGGCGACACCACTGTGCAGCAGCCTGACGAGGATGGGACCGTGACGCAGGAAGAAAGCACGGACACAAACGAAGATCCAGAGCAGACTAGCGAAACTAATAAGGAAGGAGGTAAATAATGAAGTACCTAACAAACATAGCTTCAAATAGCGCCGACTTCTACATCTACGGCGAAATCGTAGATGAGAAGATGCCAGACTTCTGGACCGGCGATATTAGCTCGACCGAGGTAGATCCGAACGAACTGAAGGATGAGCTAGAAGAAGCTGAACGCCTAGGCATCAGAGATTTGAATTTATACATCAACTCCCCAGGCGGAAGCGTGATGGCGACATCGGCAATCATGTCGCAGATTAAGCGCTTCAAGCAAAAGACCGGCGCAAGGATCCATAGCTACATCGACGGCCTAGCCGCAAGCGCAGCATCGTTCCTCGCATTGGTGGCAGACGACATTAACATCTACAACACTTCACAATTGATGATCCACAAGCCGCTCCTATTCTCATACGGGAACGCAGACGACCTGCAGCGGGACATCGACCTACTTAATAATGTCGAAGATAACACAATCATTCCGGCATACATGAGTAAAGCAAAGGTGGATGAAGCTGAAATCAAGAGCCTTATGGCTGAGGAAACATGGTTCAATGGGAATCCGGAAAGCGACAGGTTCATCGGCAAATACTTCATCGTTAATGCCCTCGACCAAGCCAAGCCAGTAACGGCCTGCACGTCGAAACTTTTCAACCTTTACAAGCACGTACCGCAGCAGCTCCAGAACCTCGAGGAGCCGGCTGAGCCAGAAAAAACGGAACCGGAAGCTGTCGAGGAAACCCCAGAAACTGCTGTGGAAAATAAAGAGGTTGACAAATCCGAAAATGTCGACTATTCCACAGAAGATGCTACAATAAAATTATTAACAATATAAGGAGATGCAAAAGATCATGAATAACAAAGCATTGATCGAAAATCGCAACGCCAAGGTCGCAGAAATGCGCAACGTCGTCGATGCAGCCAAAGCAGAAGGCCGCGCGCTCACCGACGAGGAAAAAGCAAAGTTCTCGGCACTCGAAACAGAGGTCAAGAACATCGATGACACCATCGAAATCAACGACAAGATCGCAGCAAACTACCTAGAGAAAGCACCAGAGGTAGCTGCTCCATCGAAAGGCGAAGAATTAACTGACGAAGCTGAAAAGAAGGCTTTATACGCTAAAGAGCGCAAAGCATTCGGCAACACGCTTCGCCGCTTCGTAAACGCAGCCGACGCTCCAACCACTAAGGGCGATGCAGCTGTCATGATTCCAACCACCGTCTGGGATCACATCATCACTCAGGTCGAGGACATCTGTCCTATCTACCAGTGGAGCGATAAGTTCGACCTCAAAGGCAACTTCGTAATCCCAGTAGATAACGACGAAGGCAACCTCGCAGTTGACTGGGCTGAAGAATTCGACGAACTCGTAAGCGGTAACGTCAGACTCGCTTCCATCGAGCTCAAGGGTTACCTTGCTGGTGTTTTGGCCAAGATTTCTAAGAGCCTCATCAACAACACCGACTTTGATATCGTCGGCTTCGTTGAAGCTAAGATCGCTCGCAAGATTGCGAAATTCATCGAGAAACAGCTTCTCTACGGTACGGAAGGCAAGGCAACTGGTCTATCAACAATCGCTGCCGATATGACCATCGAAACCGCCGCAGCAAACGCAATCACCGCCGATGAGCTTATCGACCTTCAGGATTTGGTGCCAGACGAATACCAGGGCAACGCTCGCTTCGTCATGCATCGCAGCACACGCAACTCAATTCGCAAGCTCAAAGATCGCGAAGGCGACTACATGCTAAACCGCGACTTCGCCGCTAAGTGGGGCTATACCCTCCTAGGCAAAGAGGTCTACACTTCTAAGCAGATGAAAGAAATCGCAGCCGGCAACGTAGTAATCTACTACGGTGACTTCTCTGGCCTCGCAACCAAGACTGTCGAAGCCGGTCAAATCCAGCCACTTTATGAGAAGTACGCAACTCAGCATGCCCTAGGCCTTGTAGCTTACATCGAATTCGATGCCAAGATCGCTGACACTGAGAAGATCGCTCAGCTCAAGATGGCAGCTTCTTAATAGGAGGCCTGAATAATGCTAGTAAAAGCACTAACCTCATTCGGCGGAAAAATCAGCATGGGCGCCGGCGAAGTACGCGAAATTCTCGATGAGGAAATCGCTAAAGACCTTCTCCGCGCTGGCCATGTCGTAGAGGCAAAAGCCGAAAAGCAGGCCACAAAGAAGGCTGAAAAGGCTAAGAAAGAAGAAGTCGCTAACGACTCCAAAGCCGAAGCGGAAGAAACCGCTGAATCAGACAATAAAAAATAAAGGATGACGATAAATGAGCGCACCAACCAAAGTAAGCGAGATAACTACGGAATATCTAGCCAACTACCTTCGCATTTACGATGTAGACGCGGACGTAGAGGATGAGCTACAAACATGCATCAACACGGCCACGGCGTTCATTAAGAGTTACACCGGACAGCCCGACATAGACAAGTTCCCGGAATTCGTGCAGGCGGCACTCCTACTGTGCCAGGACGCATACGATACGAGAACCCTCTATGTCGGCAAGTCGAACGTTAATAAGGCCATCGAATCGATACTAGACCTGCATTCTGTAAATTTACTCCCAGAGGAGAAACAAGATGACAATGAAGGTACCGATTAATGCTGGCAAGTACGACAAACGCATCACGATATACCAGACGCAGGAAGTCATAGACGCGCAAGGCTTCAAGACAAAGACAAGAGTCGAAATCTTGAAGCCGTACGCCTACGTAAAAACTACGCGAGGATTTACTCTGATCCAGAACGACACCGACTTCGAAAAAGCGTACACGAACTTCACAATACGCTACCCGAGGAACGTAAAAATCACCAGGGATATGGAGATAGAATTCCGCGGTAAGATTTACACAATCCAGTACCTGAACAATATCGACGAGGCATGCGTCGAACTTGAAATCCAGGCAAAGGAAGTGACCCACTAATGGCAAAATTGGTAGTAACAATGCCGGATAGCGTGATAGCGGACATCAAAAAGATAGACGCTAACTACGAAAAGATATTCGGCGGCATGACAGACGCCGGAGCCGACGTCATGATGAGTTACATCCAAAAAGGCGCCCAATGGGCGTTCGGGTCAAGGGCCGCAAAGCCACTGACTGGGTTGAAAAAGACTAAGATCTACAAAACCCCTAGCGATGGCGGCATAAATACCAAAGTGGCGTTCTACGGCTACCAAGGGCCGAAATTTACAAAAGACGGAAGATACGTCAAGGTAGTGATAAAAGGCAAATACGACTACTCAAGCAAGGGTGTGCCGTGGGCCATTATCACCGCAGCCAGAAGCTCCGGAACCGTCTACCGTAACCCAGGCGGCATAGAAAGGTCCATACCATTCATGCCACAGGCGCTGGCGCACAAGGCAGAAATCGAAAAGGCCATGCTCAAGAAACAAAAGGAACTAAGCGGAGGTATACTAGATGGCGAATGATACATACGGCGACGTGAACACGCTAATCGAAACCATATTCGCAAACTTCACAGTCGACGATAAAGACATCCCGGTCCGCTTCCTTAACTACGAAGGCCACGAAGATGCTTATATCGTCTACACGGTAGCCAATAAAACTGGCGTACTAAGAGCCGACGACGACGTGCAGAATTACCTGCAGACGGTCGAGTTCGGAATCTATTCAAAAGGTAATTACACCAACATCGTAAACGAAGTAAAAAGTAAATTAAAAGCAAATAACTTCATGTGGCAACCGGAAGGCGACCTGGAAGATATGTACAACGTCGACACAGGGTACTACATCAAGGTTATGAGCTTCGCTATCGAAAGGAGTATATAAGATGGCAAAAATCGGTCTCTCTGATTTCCGCTACGGCGTCGCAACCGAAGCAAGTGATGGCACGATCACATATGCGACCCCAAAGAAACCAGGCAAAGCAATCAGCTTCAACTTTGACCCTACCAAAAGCGATGCATCGCTCTACGCAGACGATGTCCTAGCAGAGCATGACAGCAGCGTAACCGGTGGTACCTGCACCATGGGTATCGACCGCGAAGATCCTACGACTTACGCAGAACTTCTCGGCCACACCACAAACGAAGGCGAGGTAGTCAGCAACACGAACGATATCGCACCATACGTCGGTCTCGGCCGTGTCGCCACCCTTCTCGTTGACGGCGCGTACAAGTACCGCGCAACCTTCTTCGCAAAGGTCCAATTCAGCGAACCAAGCGAGGAAAACAACACCCGCGGCGAATCCGTCGAATTTGGTACCTACGAGCTAGAAGGCGTCGTAGCAGTCCCAGTAGACGGCAACTGGCGCAAGTACAAGACCTTCGACACGAAGGCTGAGGCGATCGCCTACCTCGAAAGCTGCTTCGGCGTAAAACCATAATCCAAACAAATAGCAGGCGGCCACCAAAGCCGCCTCGCTTTTAATGAATCGGTATAAAGAAGGAATAATGAGATGAAAGAGATAATGGAAACCTTGGAATACCGCGGAGTTGAATACCCGCTCGTAATGAATATCAACGTGCTTCAGGAGCTACAAAAAGAATACGGATCCTTCGAGGCATGGGCTCAAAAGGTGCTACTTGGCAATGGCGAAACCGACCTGGGAGCCTTAACATTTGGCGTGATGGCAATGATCAATGAAGGCATCGACATCAAAAATGAAGAAGCCGGAATGGAATCAATGCGTCCGCTTACGCAGAAACAGGCCGGCCGCATGCTTACAAGCGTGGGCCTAGAGCAAGCCACCGAAAAGGTGCTCGGTTTAATGACCGAAAGCAATAAATCTGCGGAACCAGCGCCAAAAAACGAGTAATCCCGGATGAAGATGACCCGAGCATAGACTTCTACTGGATATACTTCACCGGGACAACTAAACTGAACTTATCATTAAAAGAGGTGGGAAGGCTTACGCTGACGACATTTAATAAGCTATACAAGCACTACAAAGACGACTTCGATAGAGAAATGCTGATGAAAGCGTCCCACACCACGTATGCAAAGCTAAAAGCCAAGCAAGAGCAATCTGATCAATATTTTTAATAAGGAGATGAACATATGCCGGGATTTGGTGGCGAGGTTAAACTCACAGGCGAAGAAGCGTACCGTGCGTCGCTGAACGCAATCACGGACGCCCTCAAGAAGAATGGAGAGGCGCTCAAGTCAATATCTACGCAATACGATAAAAGCGACAAATCCATGTCGGCCACTACGACTGCGCAGAAACAACTCCAAGATCAGCTTCAAAAACAAAAGAATACCCTAGACCAGGCTCGCCAGGCATATGCCAAGTATGCGGCAGAATTGGAAGCGCAGAAGGTAAAGCACCAGGCGCTAACCAAGGAATACAAGGACGCCGTCAAAGAACTCGAGCAGATCCGCAAAACAAGCGGAGAAACTTCCGATGCTTATAAGAACCAGGCTGAAAAGGTCGAGAAGCTAAAGCAAGAACTAGCCGACAGCAACGTCAAACAGGCTGAGGCCAAATCGACGCTCAAAGAATATAAGACGGCAATGAACCAGGCAGAGCAAGCGGTAAAGGAAACCGAAGCTCAGCTCGAAAAGCTAGACCAGGGCATGGAAGAAACCGAGGACTCCACGGAACGTGCCGGGAATAGCGCCCAGAAGGCCGCTAACGGTGGCTTCACGGTCCTAAAGGGTGTAATTGCTAACTTAGCAACTCAAGTAGTAACAAAGTGCATAGATAGCCTTAAAAACCTAGCAAAGCAAGTCGTGACGACCGGCGTGGAATTTGATAGCGCGATGAGCAAGGTAGCTGCAATCAGCGGCGCCAGCTCAGAGGAACTGGCTAAACTGACCGAAAAGGCTCAGGAAATGGGCCGCACCACTAAATTCACAGCCTCGGAGTCCGCGGAAGCATTCAACTACATGGCAATGGCCGGCTGGAAAACCGAAGAAATGCTCGACGGCTTGGAAGGTATTCTAAACCTTGCCGCAGCATCAGGCGCAGACCTGGCACAGACATCAGATATCGTAACCGACGCCTTGACGGGTCTAGGATACGAAGCTAAAGACGCAGGAAGGCTCGCAGACGTAATGGCGGCCGCGGCAGCGAACGCGAACACGAACGTGGAACTCATGGGCTCGACCTTCCAGTACGTAACGCCAGTAGCCGGCGCCCTCGGTTTCTCAATGGAAGATGTAGCGGTGGCAATTGGTACAATGGCAAACGCAGGTATCAAGGGCGAACGCGCAGGTACTGCACTCCGCTCGATGATGACCCGCCTAGCATCACCGCCAAAAATGGCCGAAAAATCAATCGCACAGCTTGGAATCACGGTAACAGACTCAACCGGCAAAATGCTGCCTTTGATTGATATCCTTAAGCAGCTCCGCTCGAAATTCAATGGGCTTTCAGAAGCAGAGCAGGCCCACCACGCAAAAGCAATCGCAGGCCAGGAAGCAATGGCCGGCTTGCTTGCGATCGTAAATTCGGCGCCAGATGGCTTCGAACAGCTCATCCAATCCGTGAATAATAGCGCAGGCGCAGCAGACCGCATGGCAAAGACCATGCTCAATAATGTCGGCGGTAAATTCACGCTTCTAAAAAGCCAACTCGAAGGCATCCGCCTAGAGATATGGAGCAAGCTAGAGCCGACGATCAAGAAGTGCATAGACTCAATCTCAAAGACGCTAAGCGGCATCAACTGGACCCAGGCAGGCAGAAAGATCGCGTCCGCATTTGAAGGCGTCGTAAAAGTATTTGAATGGCTAATCAACCACTGGCAAACGGTCGTGACTGGAATCAGCGCGATCATAGCCGCATTCGTGGCCGCAAAAATCGCGACATTCACGACAGCCATAATAGGAGCCGTGTCGGCCATAAGCACGGCGGTAGCCGGCGCAACCAGCCTCTCTGCGGCATTCGCTGCGCTCAACACAGTAATGGGCATGAATCCAATCGGCCTAGTCGTAGGCGCGCTCGCAGCGCTTGCTGTGGGCATTGCGGCTGTCGTAAGTAAGACGAACGAAGCGTCGGAAGAAACGCAAGAGTTTAATGATAAAATCGCAGCAAATACGGATGCCGTAAATGCAAATAAAGAATCCTGGGAGCAGCTACAGGCGACAAGACAAGAGAATCTCAGCAAAGGCATGTCCGAGATGAGCTACTACGAGGACCTCGTAAACGAACTAGATAAAATCGTCGACGAGAACGGCAAGGTCAAGAGCGGATACGAAGATCGCGCCGCATTTATTACGTCAACACTGGCAGACGCGCTCGGGCTGGAAATCTCGCTACACGATGGCGTGATAGAAAAATACGGGGAAATTAGAAATGCAATCGACCAGACCATCGAGAAGAAAAAGGCCGAGATAATCCTAAACAGCCAGGAAGCATCGTATACGCAAGCTATCCAAGACCGCGCTAATGCCCTCGACTTACTGGCCGAGAGCCAGCGCCAAATGACCCAGCTCGTCAACGACAATGCGAAAGCGCAAGAAATCCTAAACTCACAAGCCGGAACGTACTCAAGAGAAGAAGTCCAATGGGCTAAAGAGAAGAACCAGGCATACCAAGAGAACTACAATACGCTGAAGGAGAATATAGATAACCAGAAGCAGACCCTCGAAGGATACTACGCAGCGATAGGCCTATACGAAGATAACTACGCTAAATTCCACGCTGAAAAGTATTCCGAAATGCAGGAGCAGGACTGGATATACGTCGCGAGCTTTGCGGAATCTGAAGAACAAAAGAAAACCATCCTTCAGCAAGGCATCGACGCAGAACAAGCTGGCCTCGAGGTGCTCGAAAGCATGCGCACGGAGTCTAACTCCAAGATGATAGACCAGCAGCAGGCCGCTGCCAATAAACGAATCAGCGAGCTTCAAAAAGAGATGCTTCAGTATAACGGCATCACGACCACCAAGCTACAGGAAAACTCAGATGAGTGGCGTAACAACACAATGAAGATCCTCTCCATGCTCACTGGCAAGAAAATGGAGTTCAAAGACGCCGGTAATGGCCAAGTGCAACTGTATGCGGACGGTATCGCTCAAGGCGAGCCGGTAGCCAAAGACAAAGCAAACCAGGTCGCAAAAGACGCCGTCGATCAGCTTAATAAGCAAGCAGAAGCCCAAGGCATGGGTGCGAACGTTATCACCGGCTTCACGAATGGTACCGGCGACTGGTCGCTATGGGGTAAAGCCAAAGCAATGGCATCAAGCTTCGGTAACAGCATCATGAGCTCGCTCAAGGCGTCGCTCGGAATCCACTCGCCATCTAAGGAAGCAGCAAAGGTCGGTAGGTTCTTCGACCAGGGTCTCATGCTAGGTATCAAAGACGAAGAAACGGAAATCCTGCAGGAAGCGGCAAATTTTGGCCAATCAATCGTGGACGCAATGAGCGAAGGTCTAAACACCGGCGTCGACACAAGCGCCCTAGCAGCCGTCAGCGATGCAATACCGGACGGAATGGACGCGAACTTCAGAATAGCGGCCAAAAGCGCCGCAGCTGAGGCGGCGGTGGATACTCCACTGGTCGCAGCATTGAAGCAGGCGCTCAGCGAAATGAAGATCGAAATGGACGGCGACGAAATGGGCAGCTTTGTAGACCGCACAGTGAATAAACTCATCTATAATTAAAGGTGGAGGTAACATGCGAAACTACATTATATTAAATGACCGCAGCAGCGCAGACATACCTGGACTATTGATCCAGGAGCTCGCGCCGATTAGCAAACCACTGCTTCGCAATCAGATAGAAGAAATAGAAGGCCGAGATGGCGACATTGTAACGCCACTCGGCTATGCCGCATACGATAAGGAAATATCCATCGGTTTATACGGTAAATTTGACATTGACGAAGTCATCGAATACTTCAACTCGGAAGGTAAAGTCGTCTTCTCGAACGAACCAGATAAATACTACTATTATAAGATCCTGAACCAAATCGACTTCGAGCGATTGGTGCGATTTAGAACCGCGGCCGTGACGCTCCATGTCCAGCCTTTCAAGTACGCGAACGATGAAAAGGCCAAAACTTATACCTCCTTTGACAATAACTCGGTAACGATCAGAAACAATGGGAACATCTACTCCAAACCCACAATAACCATCTTCGGAACCGGAACGATAAACCTGAGCCTCAATGGCAACCAAATCTTCGTGATAAACCTAGGCGACCAGGCAAGCCAGATAACAATCGACGCTCAAAGCCTAGAAGCATACAATGCCGAAACAGGCGTCCTAATGAACAGGAGCGTAGATGGCGACTACGATAATCTGAGGCTCAAGGTCGGCACCAATACGATATCGTGGAGCGGAAGCGCGACAAAGATCGTAATAAATAAATATTCCAGATGGATATAAGGAGGTTTAAATGATCACGACCATAAAAAACATCGAAATCACCCGGGGAGATAGCTTCGGGTTTAATTTCAAGGTGGCAGACGACCAAGACGCAGCGGTCTCACTTGACGCTTGCTACTTTTCAGTTAAACAAAATCCAGACGATAGCGAATATGTCTTCCAGAAGAATCTAGGCCGCGGAATTACGCAACTAGCCGACGGCCAGTATTATGTAAAAATCGAGCCTGATGATACTGAGGACTTGGAACAGTTCGGATATTACTACGACCTTCAATGTACGATCGATGATGATGTTTATACGTTCCTAAAAGGCAAGCTAAACATTAAATGGGATGTAACAAAGGAGTAAACTATGGCGCAGGGACTAAAATTCAAATTCTCAATGCCAGATGACGAATCACTGGCTGAGTATATCTCGATAAAAGGCGAGAAAGGAGATGGGCCTGGTGCGACAAAGACAAGCGAACTTGTCAATGATAGCGACTTCACTACCAATGCAGCGCTAAACGCTGGCCTGGCGACCAAAGCCGATACTACAACCGTCCAGAGCTTGACGAACCAAGTCAATGAGAATACAAGCGCACTGCAAGCTATTGCTATGTCAAGAGTGTCGGTAAGAGGCAACAACGGGAATGGGCGCTGGTATAAATTAGCTACGTTCCCAGTTTCGAGCTCTACAGCAAACGACGCTGCTCTAGGAATACATGGAAAAATGGGAGCTTATGAGAGTAATTATACTTCACAAGTTGACATTACCATTGCTAATCGGTCTCACGGAATAAAAGCATATGGCGATTATTACGCAGATAGCCATACAGCAGAACAGAAATCTGATATAGTCGCTTATCAAAATGAAAACGATACCGTCTCTGTCTATCTTCTATTAACAAACTGGGCTAATGTTGATTTAGATTTAAAATATACAGCAAGGATAACTGCTGAATTTGATAACACATACGTCACGACAGAGCCATCTGGCACTCTAGTCTGGTCATTAAGCGAGGATAACACAAATGTGCAGAAGAATATTAGTGGTACTATCTCGGCAAATATCGACGGTGATGCACAGACGGTTAATGGGCATACAGTAGAGTCTGATGTGCCTATCGGTGCAGTTTTTACTGATACGGTTTATGACGATACTGCTCTGCAAACGCAAATTGATTTGAAGGCAAATACCAATGAGGTAGCTTCTACTTATGCAACTAAATTGGAAGTTCAAAGTTTGGCAAACGGAAGCCCACTCCCCGCAAGCTCGGTTTCTGAGATGACGGATACAAGTCGAATCTACGTATTGTCGACCGATGGGCACTGGTACTACTATAATGGCTCGGCTTGGACTGACGGCGGAGTTTACCAAGCTACGGAGCTGGCAGATAACAGCGTTTCGCCAAGAAAAACGACCTTCCATAAGCGCTCAAACAACCTGTATGACAAGCAGTATCCTTCTATTCTTCACGCTGTTGGTAATTCGGATAGCGTCGGCGCAGTCTTAACAAACTCAGTTAATTCGTGGTCGGTACTTATTCCATGCTCGCCTTCTACTGCTTATGCCGTACGAAAACCGCAAATTGGACAATGCTTCTGTGTGTACGAAGTGAGCGAAGTCCCAGTTATAGGCACTACGACAATACTGGCTTGTCATGGCACGAAAAACGCAACAAACACTTATCAGACAACCTTCACAACGACAGACTCGACCAATTATTTGCTGTTCTTCTATCACAACTCAAGTCGTGACTATAATGTTGATAGAACTCGCATAGAGGCTGGCATCATGATTAATGAGGGGTCTAGCTACCTAAGTTATGAGCCTTATGCCTATCTTGATATAAATAACTTCATTGAAAAGTCAAGCATTAGCAACGACAAGCTAGCAGCTCAAAGTTTAATGATTTATGAGGGCAAGATTTATGTCGATTTCGCTACAAGCAAAATCACTTTAAGTGATGATTTGACGGATTTTGTAAATGCAAACAGTGACAGAAGATTAACTGTGGCGAGCGATGTAGCAAGAGAGTTTTCGATAAGCGATACGAGGCTAATGGCATTGACAGCAACAATCAGCGGAACGCAAGTGACTTCGATTCAATTGGAGCTTTATTCAGCGAGAGATACAAGCCACCCAGTTATCATGTATGTATGTAAGGCAACTAAAACCTATGTAGCCGCTTACGAATACAACAAGAATATTCTAACCGAGGCTCGCTATGCGAAAATGTTTGGTGGAAATATTGTCATCGACAGGAACGCTGGTGTCATTAAGTTAGATAAAGCGCAGATTGGCTTTCTTGTAGGAGAATTATTCAATCAAGTTAATGTTAATACGGCAGCCTTGCCGGCAGAAATCACTCTCCCAGATGACTATACTTCTTACGCTCTAACACTGACAGTTAATGGATCAACTGCCGAGAGTGTGCAGCTAGAACACTGGAGTTCAATCAATCCAGAAAACCATATTATATGCTGGCTCAGAGGCAGAAAAGCGCCAGAAAATGCCTTCTCGCCTTATGATTACCGAGGTCGCATTAGATACAGTGACGATACCGTTAATTATGAAAACGATGTTTCGCTCGCTATGTTTAATCGAATTGCGGCGATTGGTGATAGCTATACAAACGGCTCGCTTTACTACGACGGCACTGCCTATACATCGCCAAATCAAAGATTGAGCTATATCGCAGTTATGGGAAGAAGAAATGACACTGACTGGGATAACTTCGGTATCGGCGGTATTACGACTCGAGGCTATCTCACTAATGCTAACGGACTGGCGAGAGTCCTTAGAAGCGAAAAAAGCGACCTTTACTTTTTGGCGCTTGGTATCAACGATGCTAATAAGCTAGGATTAGATTACCTCGGTACGATTGACGATATTAAGGACGACTACACGCAAAACCCAGATACCTTCTACGGCAACTACGGAAAAATTATCGAACAAGTCCAAGCGTACGCTCCTCATGCAAAGTTCGTAATGGTAGGATGCATGAGGCCAAACTCAATGAATCCTAACTATGGGGTCTTCAGCACGGCAATTGCGAAAATAGCCGAGCACTATGGCTTTCCGTATATCAACCCTTACGACGATCGCTTCTTCACAAGCAGTGTAATGTCGCACTTATCAGGCAACCATCCGACTGCGGCTGGGTATACCGGAATCGCTCTGGCTCTTGAAAGGCTATTCGCTAGATCTGTCGAAGAAAATGCAATATATTTCATGGATGCAGACTATGGATCAGTAGTCGGTGATTAAGGAGAGATGACCCAATGCTTAAACTATTCGGAATCACTGACCGTGACTTCACATCAAACGGCGATAAGATCATAAAGCCACTAAAGGCAAGAATCACGAAGCAGGATAACGGCGAGTTCTATCTGGAGCTGGAAACCGACCTGACATACGTCAACGATTTGACAGAAGGTCGCATCATTCTGGCTCCAACGCCGCAAGGCGAGCAGCCGTTCAGAGTTTCAAACCTTCAAAAGACAAAAAACAAGCTAATAACCAAAGCGCTACATGTATTCTTTGACAGCCGCAACTACCTGATCGCAGACAGCTACGTAGTAGAAAAGAACTGCAACGCAGCGCTCGACCATTTAAACGCCGCCACAGAGCCACAGAGTCCCTTCGTGACGATTTCGGACGTCGATACGGTAAATAACTACCGGTGCGTCCGAACATCGCTCTACGAGGCCGTAATGACCGTAGTGGAGCGCTGGGGAGGCCATCTAGACTTAAATGGCTGGTCCATCGGCATTCGCCAGGAAATCGGACAGGATAATGGCGTGGTAGTGCGATATGCGAAAAACCTAAAAGATATCACGGTAGATGAGAACTGGGATAACGTGACTACAAAGCTTCTGCCAGTTGGCAAAGAAGGCCTGCTGCTGCCGGAAACTTACGTAACATCTACGAACCAATACGACCTGCCATACGTGAAATCGGTGAACTTTGATCAGAACGATATAGAACAGGAAAACTACATCGATGCAGAAGGTAACCCGGACGTAGAAGCATACCAGGCCGCCCTGGTTGAAGATTTGCGCCAGAAAGCCCAGAGCTACGTAGATAACAACTCGGTGCCGCAGGTAAACTACACCCTCAAGGCGAACCTGGAAAAGCTCACAAACATAGGCGATACGGTATATGTCCAAGACGACCGCCTCGGGCTGACCATTACGACTCAAGTAATAAGCTACATCTACGACTGCATACTGGGGAAATACGTAGAGATGGAATTCGGGAACTTCAAACAAACCGTCTCCGGATTAATGAACACGATAACGAATCAGATCCAGGAAACCGTAGAGCAGAACACAAAAGATATCCAAGTGACGCTAGGCGAAGAACTTCGAGAAGCCCAAAACAAAATATGGGCCGCGCTCGGAAACAGCTACGTAATATACGAGGGCGACAAGATCCTAGTTGTTGACAGCTTGCCAAAAGAAACGGCCAGAAACGTCATAATGATAAATAATGGCGGAATCGGCTTCTCCCAGAGCGGCATCAACGGCCCATTCCGAAGCGCCTGGACCATCGATAACATATTCAACGCAGAACAGATAAACGTAGTGAACTTCACAGCTGACCTCATTCGAGGCGGAACCCTGAAGCTCGGTAGCAAGCTGAACGACTACGGAACGCTCGAGATTTACGACGAAGCCAACGTGCTGATAGCACTGATGGACAAGAATGGCCTCAAAATGTACGGCCAGGACGGTAGCTACGTGATCATGAACCAGGAAGAAGGCTTCGCAGGTTACGACCGTAACAACGAAAAAATCTTCTGGGCTGATTATGATGAATTCCATATGAAGAAATCGGTGGTCGAGGAAGAAATCACGCTATGCGGAAGCATGCGCTTTATATCAATAAAAAGATACAATGACAATAACCAGCTTATAAATCAAGGAATCGGTCTAGTACCAGTAGGAGGTCAATAAAGATGGCAAGTAGCGGCTCATTTAATACATCAGGATATGATGGCAGATATCTGAGATTTGAATGGTCGGTAGCAAGCCAAAGCACAAGTAGCAACTCGACCAAGATCAACTGGTCACTGAAAGGAGCAGGCGGCTCCACGACTAACTGGTACATGTCTGGCCCATTCCAGGTTCAAATCGATGGCAATACAGTCTACTCATCAAACACCCGCATACGGCTATACAACGGCACCACAGTCGCGAGCGGCACCTACACGCTGAACCATAACAGCGCAGGCAAAAAGTCCTTCAGCGCATACGCAGAGGGCGCCATCTGGGCCTTTGCGGTAAACTGTAGCGGCAGCGGAAGCTGGAGCCTTCCAGACATTGCTCGCGCAGCAGTCATCAAGAGTGCTCCGGACTTCAACGATACTCAAAACCCTACCGTAACATACAGCAACCCGGCCGGAACGGCAGTATCAACGCTTCAGATAGCAATCGTAAGCCCGAGCAACGAAAACACGGTATATGCGGCATACAGGGACATATCAAAGACAGGAACTTCGTATACCTTTAATTTGACGCAGGCAGAGCGCCAAAAATTCTATAGCGCCACAGCGAACAGTAAAACACTCCCGGTACGATTTAAGATCAAGACCGTAATCGGCGGCACCACCCTATACAGCAACGCAGACAAAACACTGACAATGGTGGACTGCTATCCGGTATTTAATGCGGCATACTTGGATACGAAATCGCAGACGGTGGCAGCTACGGGCAACAATCAGCTGATCGTGCGCAACAACTCCACGCTCAGAGTAAACGTAACGAACGCGTCAACTTTCAAAGGCGCTACCGTAAAAACCGCTAAGGCGGTAGTGCTCGGAGCCACGACGACGGCCAACATTACGAACGGATCCGCCACGCTAAACATTGGAACGGTGGATACAGCCCAGAGCTTCGACATGCCAGTAACCGTGACTGATAGCCGCGGATACACGGCCACGATTACACTAAAGGTCCAGATATTAAACTGGACCGCTCCGACGGCGATTATAACCCTGGCCCGCCATAACAACTACTACTCAGAAACAGACCTGAAGGTCGATGCAAGCTACGCAGACAAAATCCAAAATAACGTACTGGCAATAAAAGCACGATACAAAAAGACCTCCGTCAGCGACTGGTCGGCATATATCACGCTCCAGGATAACGTAACGCAGCAGCTAACGCTCGACAACACGTACGCCTGGGACGTGCAAGTGGTGGTATCAGACAACTTCGGATCCACGACATACGACCTGGTGCTGAACCGAGGTATGCCGCTCGCATTCTTCGACGATAAGAAATCGAGTGTAGCAATCAACGGCTTCCCTGATTACGACGAATCCCTGGAAGTATTCGGCCGATTATTCGTAAACAACGAAGATATCGTTAGCAAATTCACAGGTATCGGCGGCGTAGCGAGATCAGCATCGACAAGCAGCTGGAACACGGCATGCAAGACGCTCAGCGGCATATACATGGGCTCAAACATGAGCAACGCGCCAGGAAACAGCGCCAACTGGTTCTTCGTGCTTCACATGGCCCACAACGACAAATACCAGCGCCAGCTAGCCTTTGACTTCTTCAGCCTCAACATATGGACCAGAAGAATGGACAACGGCACATGGGGTTCATGGGAGCAGGTCCACTAGTGTATAATTGAAATAGGAGCAATCATGAACGAAAAAGAATCGGAAGTATTAATCGAGATACGCGAGAGAATCGTAAGGATTGAAACCATCCTGCAGAGCCTAAACCTCAAGGATGTAGAAGCGACGGCAAATGAAGCAAAAAGCATGGCCGCAAAAAACGCAAAAGATATCTCCGATCTACAATCGTACGTAAAATGGGTAGTGGCTGCGATAATTGGTGCCTTTATTACATCACTAGTGTCACTCGTGCTAAAATAAAAGCAAGGGTCCGTCTCTGGCCCTATAACTCTTTGATTTGATGCCGAGTTCTCCTATACGCGGCATTCGGAACCCACGACACCGTCAGAAGTCGTGAGATAACGGAACTGAAAAACCGCCGCAGTTTCTATCCCGCAGGCGGTTTTTTGGTATGATGAAAATGGCTACCCACCGCCTCTACTAACAAAGATGTGGGGAATTTGATGGTGCAAGGAAACCATCCGTCCAGCGCTCGGTACGAGAACTTGAGGTCGGGAAGGACTGACGACTTTAAATTCCTGCTGCAGTGAACGAGCGACCGCTGCAGTTTTTGGTATAATAAAAGCACCACCAAGGTTTCAAACAACCACCTGGTCGTCAGGCCAGTAACGAATCGCCTAGGTGGTTTTTTGGTATAATTAAAGTGCAAACTAACAAGGAGCAACCATGGGCTGCGGCGGTAAGAAAAAAGGCAAGAAGAAATAATACAAAGGGCCGCCATGCGAGAGCGGCCCTTTTTGGTAGAATAAAACCATGTGGAAAAAATACATCGCATACTTAATCCGATGGCAGCTATCAACGCCAATCCTAGCGATATGCCTTCACTTCCTAGCCGGCATGGGCGAGCTATGGGCCACAATCGTGGCGAACCTCATCGGCGGCTTGATTTTCTTCTGGGTCGACAAAAAGATCTTCAAAAAGTAGTAAAATAAAACCAGAAGCAGCGGTCCACACCGGACCCACCGCCCGCACCTTATAGGAAGGAGTGAGTCATATGACACAGCTGATGGTTGAAATCAAAGGCCCATTCGACAGCAAAAAACTCTGGAGCCTTATAGAGAAATACGGCGTAAACCTGACCGACCTCGGCCAGATCGTACTCGTCTACGGCGACCTGCCATTCACCGACGCTGTCGACGTGATAGCGTTCTGCTCGATGTTTGGCGAGATTAAGACAGAATACGGAGGTGGATGATGTGGGAAAGCGAAGAAAGCACGGAAAGACCACGAACCGCCACCATTTAATCTTTCAAGGCCAGCATTACAAGACCGGATACGGCAAACTGCTCCGGGACGCATTCGTCTACGAATTAGACATCAAGATCCATGACGAACTGCACCATGACGTACTACACGACGTGCCAAAGCCGCCGGAAAGCCAGCTAAAAGCCGCCTGGGACGCGTTTCGGGACCAAAAGGGCATAATTATAGCCTACGACATAATAAAAGCCTGTGAGTGGCTAAAAAACGCCTGCAGCGACAAAGCATGGAGAGCATGCATGCAAAGACAGCTCGAATTCCTTCAATCCAGACTGGGGAAATAAAAAATCTCCCCAATTAAAAAGGGCCTCGCTTAGAGGCCCTGATTTTAATTAATCACTCCGACAGTTTCAATGCGGCCAACCCATGGCTCACGGTAAAGAACTATGAGGCCATCCTTAAATCGACGCTTCAAAGCTGCTAGAGCGATGCGCTCGCTTTTATACGCCTGATGGAGCAGCCTGTGGCCACCGCGGTCACCGCCTTTATAGACGTCCGCGATTACGCAGCCTTCCACCGGACGGATAAAGACGTTATACCAGTCGCATGGTACGATTTGACAATTGTTCATGTGCATTCCTTTCGTTTATAGTGATATCTTACCTTCAAAATACTTGAATAGCAAGCATAAAATTAAAAAATAGCGCTCCACTTTTACACATGTGGAAAAACCCTGTGCAAAAGTGCATAAAAGGTTTCAAAAAGAAAACAATACTAGAGCAGGCAAAGAGCTGGCCTGCTTATTTCAATTCTTAACTTCCTGACATGCACTACGGCAGACGTTCACCTCTCCAAACGAAGGCCGCGTGTGACCTTTCCTTCATCGGGTGACCTTTAAAAGGGTCGCCTTTTTAATATGATAAAATGAAACCGCAGAACACTCCCGGAAGGGACCTAATATACATAGAAGATCGTCAAAATTGGCGGTCTTTTATTTTGGCTTTGATGATACAATAAAGGCAGCACATTACTAGGTCACAAAAAAGGTCGGCTCTTAGCACCGACCAATTGAAGCATCCAGGATTGAGAACCTGCTTCAATAAAATTATATCACAAACGCTAACTCAACCCGAGAGAATAAAATGGGCAGGCGACTAAACCCAGGCAACGTCCGAACCTGACGACCTGGTCCCTGGTTAAGATCCTAAAGCCGAAGGACTCCACGGAGCGGACGGCAGGACACCTGAAAAGAATGTAGCTGCAAAGTTAGAGAGTAACGACTCAGACAGCAGAACAGACCTAGTAAACCTTCAATCCGGGCCAACCCCTCCTACCAGGGAATAGAGGGATAGTGGCTCTTGTTAAAAACTAATCGGCACCAGCAGGCAGTGATGAGTTTTTAAGAATAAAAAGGCAAAATAAAAGCCTCCGCTGGACGATGCCAAGCGTGAGGCGCAATAAAGAAGATTATATCACATAAATTCCAAAGACAAGTTCATATCAGGATCAGAAACGATACGACGAAGCATGCCGCGCCAAAAAGCGCGCTTGTTTTCTTTAGAGAGGCATTCGTAGGCATTACGCCAGCCACTCGACAGCAAAGCCTGGAGTGCAGCCGTGTCACGGACCGCCGGAGCCTGGACCTTTAATCGAGCGAGCTCGTCCTCGAGGTCAGAGCAAAGAGAATCATAGCGCTCGGCAGAGATGCGGCCCTTCATGAAAATATAATTCAGCTTCTCGATTTCTTCCTTAATGGCCTTGATCCTGCGAGCCGGCAAGTCAGGATCCGCAATACGAACCCGAGTGACCTCGGCCACATAATCGGCCATCAGACGCTCGACATTATCAAGCAGCCAGGCCTCGACCACCGACTCATTGAATGACCGCGAAAAATCGCACCTGCGCTGCGTGTGGCGCTTTTGGCAGCGATAATAGTGGTACTCATAGCCATAGGTGGCGTCCTTTTTATACATCCCAGCGCACGGACTGCCGCAAAGCGGACAAAAGATGAGGCCGGTAAACAAAAAGACGCTGTTGGATTTGCGCACCCGAACATTCCGAGCCAGAAGCTCCTGATTTAAATCGAAACGCTCCTGAGTGATGTACGGCTCGGTAAAGGTAGGATTACCACGGTGGGCGCCGGTGTAAATTGGATTTTTAAGAAGGCGATTATATACCTGGTAGCTGCGCAGATGTCCGAACTGCTCATTCATATGGAGCATAGTGCTGTAGATTGAATGATGGGTAGCATAATGGTCGAAGGAAGCGATGACCCACGGAGCCTCGGCAGGATCCTTCACCATGCGCTTCACGCCATCAATAGTCGCCACCATATACCCAGGCGGGGTAGATCCGGAAATCACCTGGCCCTCCTTCACTTTGTAATCAAACACGGAACGGATCCGCTCGGATCCCTTTTTTAATTCGCGCTCAGCCAGGGAAACCTTCAGCTGAAACATAAACATCCCATCGGCCGAGGTGGTGTCGATGTCGTCCTCCTCGATAGAGATAAGCGCGACCCGGTTCTGCTGCAAAAGCTCCAGCATGCGGTTCGCTTCTAGAACATTACGAGAAAAGCGGTCCAGCCTGGTAAACGCGATCACGTCGAACTCGGACAAATTATCTAGCATTTCGAGCAAACGAGGACGCTTCATATTACCAGCCGTGAATCCTTCATCGACATACATATCCACCAGCACATGGCCATGGTCGGCGCACCATTTGGTAACCTTGGCCGTCTGAGCATCGACCGAAAACCCGAAGCGCTTCTGCTCCTCATGGGAAACGCGGGCATAACCGCCCACGCGAAGTGGCCTAGACATTTAAATCACCCCTTAAAAGTTTCAATTAGAAAATTTATGCAAAAGTATGTATAAGACAAGAAAAAAGACCATAATAACATAGACCAGGAAAGGCGGTGCTATTATGGATCCACAAAAATTTTATGACCTGCTATTCAAGCTCTACGCAGAGCAAGAGAAAATAAAAATAGAATACGAAATTAAAAATTTGACGCCAGAGGTTTCAAAAGGCTAATAAATTAGCTACTTCTTACTGTCCAGGTAAATCTGCATGATGCGACGATATAAGTCGTCCTTGCGATCATCAGGAAGCTCGTCGGAATTGAAAATGGCCTCTACACGGGCCATAAGATCCACGGCCTCGTCGAAATTGCTAGTCTCGATGCCGAAATAAGAAATGTCCACATTAAAAACCTCACAAAAGCGATTCAGCGTATTCAGAGTAAGCGAGCGCTTGCCGCTTTCAATGTTTGACATTGCCGGACGCGATAGACCAACCATCTCGGCCAGCTCCTTCTGCTTCCATCCGCGAGAGATGCGAAGGTCGCGTAGCTGACGGCCGATGCGTTTCGAGTTAATCAAAAAAATCACCTCCGGTGTCATTGTACCACAAGTGCGGCGGTAACTGATAATAAATATTGAAAAAACAGGTTAAACCTTGAAAAATACCAAAAAATAGAAAAAAGTCATTGTAAAATAAGCACAAATGGCGCATAATGAGTGCAGAAAGGAAGTAGCAAAATGAAAAGATTAAACCTGATACTTTTCAGAATGAAGCATGGCCTAAAGCAGCGCGAAATGGCGGAGCGGTTGAAAGTAAGCAAAAACCACTACTCCAACATTGAATGCGGCATCTTTGATCCAAGCTACAAAGTCATGCAGAGATTTCGAGAAGAGTTCCCGGCCAAGAACATCGACGTCTGGGACGTATTCGCAAAAGAAGAAAAGGATGGTGAAACGGTTGAATAGAAACGAAGAAGCAATCAATCTAGCAGAACTTATCATATTAAACGGCGACCAGGAAAGCATAGCAAGACTAGAGGCGGCAATCCGGGAAGCCGAAGAAGAAACGAAAGGCAGAAAATGAAAAGAACATTCGACATATGGAAATCAATCAAAAGGCGCATAAAAGAAGCGAAGGCGCGTAAAAAATACAACTTCGCGAAAGCCACGCCCATCAATGTCGATTATATAGAAACGGAGAAAGGCGCATGGAAGAAGTAATATTGATAGCGAAAGCAATGCTACTGGTAGCTGCCGCGCTATTTGCGCTGATGATAGTGACGATAGCCTTCTACGCTATAATCATGGGCATCCAAACGGCCATAGAAGAAAGAAAGCAAAAGAAAGGCAAGAAAAAATGATACTGGCAATCATTATAGGAGCCGCCATAGTAGGGCCAATCCTGGGAATCATCCAGGTAAAAGCATACAAAGACCTAATCGATAAGGCGACCGGCGAGAAGAAAAATAATGACAAATAACGATGAACTGGCGGAAGCCGCAAAAGACCTATACGGCGAACCGACAATATACGAGGAGAACTAAAGCAATGACAAGAGAAACTGAAATACTAGAAATCGTGCAAGAAGCCCGCGAATATGAGCGCACGAAAAGCATAAGAACCGCAACTAATGTATGCGAAAAGCTCATAAAATGGGCAGACAAAATGCTAGCCGGAAAGGAGCAAGCGTAATGGCTCCAGAGCAAAAAGAGAAACCCAAATACGAGATAGAACAGGCCGACGCAGAAACGGCCGCGAAGCTCACTAAAGAGCAGGATCCGGAAGGATACGAACGCGATCAGAAGATGCTGAATGCGCTAGGCATTAATCTACCGCCAGAGAAGGTCGCGATGCTACGCGGAATCAATCATCCCATCTATGCATTCTTTGAAGTTGGAACCGATGAGGAAACGCTAATAAAGGTCGCGACGCCAGAGCAGGTATTCGCGGCAGTAGATAAAGCAAATGGAGTGAATAATGGCAGGAACTAAAGCAGGCGGCATAAAGGCCGCAGAAACAAACCGCAGAATTCATGGAAAAGACTTCTACGCAAGAATTGGAGCAAAAGGCGGAAGGAATGGCAATACTGGCGGATTTGCGTCTAATCCAGAATTGGCTAAAGAAGCCGGCCGTAAAGGCGGTAAAGCAAGCAAGCGCGGCCCGGCAAAAGATAAACTTCCGCACCTTACCGAAGCAGATATAAGGGAAGCGAGGAAAAAGCTGAAGAAAGCGAGAGAAGAATGAGTAAAGAAACTGATGAGTTCTTTCGTAGGGGAGTCAAGTACGGTTTCAGAGCCGGTTACTATTCAGCCATGCACGAGATACAAGAAATGCTGCACTCTGCAAAATCTTATAACACGAACGAAAAGAGAATAGATAGAGAGGTGCATCATATGAAAGATGTCAACTTCGATCGCGGTATAATGTCATATCGAGTGTCAGACCGCAGGATTGAAAAGTGAGATACCCGGAATTCGCATGCCAATGCTGCGGGCTAACCAATGGCGATATGTACTGCGACTGGTGGCTGGGAAAAACCGGACAGCCGCCAAACGATGCGGCATGGGAAGTGTACCTGGGCTATCAGTGCTTATATGACCGACTCAATGAGCTCGAAAAGAAAATAGAGGAACTCGAGCAAAAAACCAAAAAGAGGCCATATAAAAAGAAAGGAATATAAATGAGCCAAATGGGCGACGAAATAGACGAGATACATAATGCGCTGGACCTTCTGGCGGACCACCTAAACGTTCACTTCGAACGCGATCAGGGCGAGATGGTGCTGGTAGCAAACAAAGCAACCAAAGAGCCAGAACCGGCATACACACCATCCAAAAAGCGCAGATACATCGACTTCAAAGAGATAGATGCTAAGCTGAAGGAAGCTAGTAGCGTTGATGAAGTGAATGAGTACGAACACGAAATCATGGCCCTAGACCTGACCGACAACCAGAAGATGGCCATCCGTGAAAAGTTCATAGACCGCCGCGGCGTACTCCTATACAAAGAAAGGCATAACTTCAGGTAAAAGATATGATAATCAAACTCGCATACTACGGCGTAATTCACGCCAAAAAGAATAACAAAAGAATCATAACCAACCCGCGTAGCGGCAAGCCCATGATTATATCGAATGCCAAAGCTCGCGACCAGGAAGATGCGATGATGGCCGCATTTATGGCGCAGACGCCGCGGCAATGGCGAATCGCTAGGCGTACTGGGCCATTTGAAATCACAATCCGAATATGGGAACGTGACCACCGCCGCAGGGACCTCGACAATCAGGCAACGGCAATCCTGGACGCGCTGGTGCTTGCCAGGGTAATCCCGGACGATAGCAGCCAGATCGTAACGAAGCTGACGGTGGAATACATGGGCGCCGACAGAACAGATCCGCATGCGGAAATAACGATAGACGAGGTGTAAATATGACCGAAAGACAAAAGCCAGATCTAGATAAACTAATCAAAGAAAATCGAGAGCTACGACGCCGGATAAGAAAAGCCCAGCATTACATAGAGGTGGCGATGCGCTGGGGACGACTAAAAGCAGAAGAAGATATCATCGCCATGATAAATGGAATCCTTGACGGTTACATCAATTAAAAGTTATCAAAAAGAAAACAAAAAACTTGATAAATAGCGCGTAGCGAATTTATAATGTGAACGTGGGGTGCGAAAAGCATTCAAGAGCAGGACTTGGTACGTGATGCCCACCCTTACGTGCCGAATCTTGCTCCTGGGTGCCTTTTTTATACCCAAAAATAAACACCAGGAGGTAACGTCATGAACGGCAACAGCCAAAGACTCAACGTTCACAAGAATCGAAATTATACGGTTATGAGCAACTACCATCTTCGCGAAACCGAGATGACCCTGAAGGCAAAAGGACTGCTAAGCGTGATATTATCACTGCCGCCGGACTGGGACTACTCGATAGCCGGGCTGGTAGCAATCAGCAAAGAAAACGAAACAGCCATCAAAACAGCCCTGAAGGAACTGAAGAAATTCGGATACCTGAAGATAACGAAGATGATGCCAAACGAAACGGAGAGCGGCAGAATCGAGTACAGCTACGACATCTACGAAGAACCTAGTGAGGCTTTAAAAGCAGAATTTCAATCCTTAGAAAAACAAGAGGCAGAAAATCAACCCCTAGAAAATCCGGGTCAATTAAGTATTAACAATCAATCAACTAAAAACAAAGTAAATAAAAACAAAAAAGATAATAATGATCAACCAGCAAAGCTGGCCGAGAGTGTGCTGCTTGCCGAGTTTGAAGAACTGTGGAAGGACTACCCACGAAAGCAAGGCAAGAATAGCGCCCAGAAAGCCTACGTGAAGGCCAGAAGGTCCGGAATCGATAAAGCAACCGTCCAGGACGGGATAACGCGCTACAACGCGCAAATAAAGGCCAATAACGTCGACATGAAATACGTAAAGCAAGGCTCGACATGGTTCAACCAGCAATGCTGGGATGACGAATACGCAGCAAGCACCCCTACCCCGCCAAGAACGAAGCAGGATCACATCGACGATGAATGGCTGAACAGCCTAGAATAGACCGCAGCGACGAAAGGAATATGAACATGAACAACATAAAAGACCAGCTAGAAACATACAAAAATGACAATGACATCCTAACCCCAGAGATGCTGGAATCAATGGACCCGGCTCAAGAGTACATCAAAGACAATGACATCTACTGCAAAACATGCCACGAACAGCGCACCCTATTCGCAATCAGCCGAAAGGTTAGAACGCGATGCAGATGCCAGCGCGAGAAGCTAGAAGCGCATAGAGAACTGGAGCTCAGAGCAGAGCGCATGCGCCATGTGGAAAAGTTAAGAACACAATCCCTACTCGGCCAAAGATATAAAAGCGCAACATTTGATAAGACCGACATAGCGGACCCGGACTTCGAGAAAATCCACGCGCGATGCAGTAAATACTGCGACGTAGCAAAGCAGGTGCTGGACCAGGGAATCGGAATCTACTTATACGGACCAAAAGGAACCGGAAAAACACACCTGACGGCCTGCATTGCCAATGAGCTGATGGCCAAGTATTACTCGGTCATTTACACGAACTTCACCGAGATAAGCAAGCAGATCCGCAGCAGCTTCGGAAGCAGAACAGAAAGCGAAGCGGACTTCCTGAGCAAGCTGGCCAACGTCGACTTCCTATTCATCGACGACTTCGGAACGGAAATGGTGGCCAAAGACGGCGAGGATTTATGGCTCCAGGAGAAAATCTTCGAGGTGGTCAATAAACGATACAACGCCAGCAAGCCGATCATCTTCACGAGCAACTACTCGCTGGTGGAAATGATAAAGACCCGCGGCCTAGCAGAAAAGACCGTCGACAGGATCAGCGAGATGTGCGAAACGATGAAGCTGGAAGGTAAAAGCTACCGCATGAAGGCGAAAAGCCAGCGAGAAAGACTTTTCTAGTCAAAAAGGTTTCAAATAGAATACATTTCCATGCAAAATTGATTGATAGTTCCACGGAATTGTTTTATAATATACTTGTAAGGCAGAACAGCCGAACACAAAAACGAAAGGTGGAAACAAAAATGACAACAAACAAAAAACCAGCAGGATACGCAATCAACGTAGACGGAAGCACGGTGGCAATGGCCAGAACAATCGAGGAAGCGATGGGAGTCGCACAGATGGAACTGGAAGCCGGAATGAAAAGAGTCGAAATCGAAACGATGGAAACGAACTGGGCATACATTGAGAGATACGCAAGCTTCGAGGACTTCGACGACGAATGGGTAAACGAGATCATCAAGCACGAAGCGCTGAGATTAGCAGCATTTGAATAAACAAAAAGGACCAGGCAAAGCGCCTGGCCTTTTACGTTTCAAAAAGAAAACTAATTATCAAAAATACTTGATAAACAAGACAGAAAAGGTTATAATATAAACAGAAGCGAAACGGGACATACCAGCCACAAAGTAAAGAGAATGGGCCGAGGTCACCCCGAAAGGTTTCAAAAAGAAACATGACACACAAAATGGAGGTGGAAGCGGATGACGCGCCATGAAGCCGAAAGTAAGATCCTGGAGCATCTAGCGGAAATCGTAAAGATAGCACAGCAGTACGATCCAGACACCAACTACATCAGCATATGGGCCTTCGCAAAATCAAACGCCGGAATGATAGTAAATAATAAGAGCGGCGCAAGCAAGCTCGAAGCATTCACCGAGCAGCTAGTGACGCCGCATGAATAGCACAAACAAAAAAGGAGCCGTAAATGACAAAAGCGGCTCCACGAAAGGCATGGGACATGAACTACCCCATGACCATATTATACCGCAAAAAGCGCAATAACAAAAGATGTTATAATCAAAAAAAGGAGGCAATAAATGGAAGTAAATGAACTAATTACAACCCTACTGACGCCAGTGATGCAGGTAGCGCTCATCATGGCGATCGCAGAAATTGTCAAAAAACTCGGGCTCGCCAGCAAGTGGATCCCGCTCGTTGACCTAGCGCTCGGCCTAGCCAGCGGGCTGCTGATTTACACAGCACACCTGCACTTCTCGCCAGTCGAGGGAGTCGTCCTAGGCATTGCGCTCGGATTAAGCGCCTGCGGCCTTTTCAGCGGCGTAAAGAACCTAACGAGGAAATAGGAGCATAGAAATGGAAAACGACAACGTCATCGAAACAGCAACACCAGCACACGGCAGCGATGCCGGACAGGAGTGATGGTATGTTAAAAGGTGTAGATATTTCAAAATGGCAGAGCGTCGGAATTGGCGACCAGGGAGCTGACTTCGTAATCTGCAAAGCAACGGAAGGCGCCGGATACGTTGATCCAACATGCGATCAACACTACCAGCGCGCAAAATCGCAGGGCAAACTGCTCGGCGTGTATCACTTCGCCCGCCCGGATTTAAACAGCCCGGAAGCCGAGGCGGAATGGTTCGTGAAGAACATCCAAGGATACATCGGGCAAGCATTGCTCGCCCTTGATTATGAAATGGCGCCATATAGCGACGACTGGGCCTACCGCTTCTGCGCGAAGGTTCATGAGCTGACCGGCGTGTGGCCAGTGGTTTATATGAGCGCATCGAAGGTATCAGAATACAACTGGTCCAGAACCGCAAAAGAATGCGGCCTATGGATTGCGGGATACCCGAACGCTTACAACGTGCCGAACCCGCCGACGCCAGGCGTGAACGACATGCCATACGGCATCGGTGCGTGGAAATTCTGGGCCATTTGGCAGTACACCTCGAGCGCAGGTACGCTCGACCGCGACATCGCCAACATGACCAAAACAGCATGGAAGAAGTACGCAAAACCGGATAGCAAACCAACGCCAGAACCTGAACCAGCACCGGCTCCTGCACCAGCACCAGCGCCAAAGAAAACCCCCGACCAGATCGCTGATGAAGTAATCGCTGGTAAGTGGGGAAACGGCGCTGAGCGCAAGCAAAAGCTCGAGGCAGCGGGATACAACTACCAAGAGGTTCAGGACATCGTGAACAAAAAGCTCGGCCAAAATACGTACATCAACTACGCGGTACGTCGCGGCGACACATTGTCATCAATCGCAGCGCAATACGGGACCACATGGCAGAAGATCGCAAAGGACAATAACCTGAGCAACCCGGACCTAATCTTCCCAGGCCAACGCTTGATCATAAAGAAATAGCATGTGGAAAAGTTGTAGCAAATGCGGGAAGATACATCCCGAAAACTACAAATGCAACGCAGGCAGAATCCCCCGGCAGAGAACCGACGACCAACGGTTCAGATCCACGAATAAATGGACCGAAAAGTCAAAAAGCATTCGAGAGCGCAGCAACTGGCTGTGCTCCGTCTGCCAGGACGAAGGATACCTGGAAACAGAATCGCTCGAGGTGCATCACATAACGAAGCTCACGGAAGCGCCGGAGCTTGGCCTCGACGATGACAACCTCGTCTGCCTGTGCAAACGGCACCACGAAATGGCGGACGAAGGCAAGATAGATCCAGAGTACCTGCGCGAATTAGCAAGGAAGCGGGACGAAAAATAACCCCCCACCCATTCAAAAAAATAACCCCCCGGGTCCCGGAATTTTCTAACCCCCCCCATCTGGAATTTTTAAGATCAACCAGGTGGGGAATTTTTATGGAACAAAAAACCGCCTAATACAAAGCAACGATAGGCGGTCAGTTTATAAGAAATTTTTATTTCAACGTTTAAGAAACGTTTGATATTGCTAGATAAGAACATAGAGCCGGAACCCTACGCTTCAAGTATACCATAAAGCCGCCTAGCAACGGCGGCAATTGGAATGTGGAGTAAGGCAGAACGGAATCGCACCGCACGTGGCCAGCGTCAGCCAACGCTCCACAAATCAGCCACGTTCTATATTTACTGCCTTATAAATGGGACGCGGGGACTGGATTCGAACCAGTATACTGGCTATCCCTGAGATTACGCGCGCGCCAGCTGTTAACCAATTACAGAACCCCGCGAATGGCGGAAGGTAGAGGATTCGAACCTCTGAAGGCTTGCGCCTTACCTCATTAGCAATGAGGCCTCGTCGACCACTTGAGTAACCTTCCAAAATCATTGTAGCATAGTGCTCAAAATCAGCGCGAACTCGCGCGAACTCAAAATCAGCGGCTAGACTCCCGAACTGCCGCGACTCGCGCGCGTGGGCTCTTTTTTAGCGGAGCCTCGGCCAGCCAGCGGAAGATCAGCCCGGCCAGCATTATTTTTTTATGCGGGCTTGACTTCCAGCCCAAATCTGCTCTGTCAATAGATAGTAGCAAAAAGGGTGCGGTGTTAGTTGACAAAGTGCAAAAGTTATAGTTTGGCAAAAAACAGGCGATCCAGGCCCGCCAGGAAGCGCCAGGGCCACCAAAAAGCCCGGAAGCGCTGGCCAGGCGCCAGAAACACGATCGCCAAAAGCCAGGAAGCTCGGCCACCAAAAACATAACCGGAAGCCCGGCGGCGTTCGACCACGGCCCGGAAGCCACGGCCGCCAGGATCCCACAGGCGCGCAACCACGGCCAAACACGGCCGAGGCCCACGCCCTCACTTGTAGTGTTTCCATAGCCCGGCCAAAAAAGCAAGCGCAAAATAAAACCGAACAAAACCGAACGCGCAAAAACGGCAAAAAGACGGGTCCGCAACCATCCAGGCGCCAAAATTTTAATGTCGCACAATAAACAGGTGTCGCGGCAAGCCCGCCAGGATCACAACAGGGGTCGGCGGAAATTTTACAAAAAAAGTCCAAAAAAACACTTGCCAAACAGAACCAAAAGGCGCATACTTACAATAACAACAAAGCAACGAAAGGACAAAACATGAACAACAACGAAACAACCGCAACAACAACCGCCCAGGCCAGCTGGCGCGACACGATTCGCAAGGCAGCGGAAGCCGCAAAAGACTACGCAAAAGCGGTAGCCGACGACTACGCCGACGATTGGCGCCAGGCCGACGAAGCCAACCGCCAGGACGCCGCGCGCCAAGCCGCCTCCGCCTTTGAACACGCCGACGACTGGTACCGAATCGCCAACAAGCTCACCGAAGCGATCGACGGCAACCAGGACGACAAGTACGCGGCCCAGGCGATCAAGGAAGCGATCAACGAAGCCAGCGAAACAACGGTAGCCGACTGGTGCTGCCCAATCGCAGAAGCCCTTGGACAAGCCGCGACGGAAGCGCTCGCAAGCGCAACCGCCGGAAAGCCAGGATTTGGCGACACCATGGACAAAGCAAGCGCCGCCGCAAGTTTGGCCGAAGCGTACGCCAAAGCGGTCCGCTGGGGATAGGCCGAAGCCGGAAGCGCCGGCCGGCAAAGCCCGGCGCAAAGCAACCAAAGAAAGGACAAAGAAATGACACTAGCAACCATCACCGCAACCGCAACGGAAGCCGCAAAAATCTGGGCCGGCCAGGCAAGCCAAGCAGCAGAAGAAGCCACCAGGCGCAGTAACGAAGCGGTAAAAGACGCTGCAGAAGGCAACCACCACTGGGTCGAGGCCTGGGCCGAGAAGGCCGCTGAATACGCCCAGAAAGCCCGCAACGCAGAAGCCGCAACCAAAGCCGCTGCGCTTTTAGCAGGCGACGACTCCGACGCCCAGGCGGCGCAGCAGCAAGCAACCGGCGCCAGGATCACCGCAGAAGCCGCTGCGGCCAAAGCGCAAGAAGCCGCCGAGGAAGCCATCCGAAAAGCGATGGTCCGCAGCATTTTCGAGGAAGCCGACAAGCGCGACGCGCAAGCATAGAATCGAAACCAAAGCAGGAAGCGCCAAAGAAACACCCGCCAGGAACGCCCAGGCGGGCCTTTTTATTCCACAAAAGCCCGGAGTTTTACACAAAAGTTATCCACATTTACACAGGGTTTTACACAGGCCCAGGCCGCCAGGAAGGCCGGACTTTTACACAATTACACAGAGTTTTACACAGGCCAAAAAAGCAAAAAAGACGACCAAACACCCGGCTCGAGGCCAAATTTTTAATGTCGCACAACATACAGGGGTCGGCCAGGATCACAACCCGGAAGCCAGGAAGCCCGGCAAAAAACGCAAAAAAAGTCCAAAAAAACACTTGCCAAACAGAACCAAAAGGCGCATACTTACAATAACAACAAAGCAACGAAAGGAACAACCATGAACAACAACGAAGCAACCGCAACGCCAAACGAAGCACCAAAGACGGCCGCCGAGCGCGCAGAAGCCGCAGCCAAAGCTGCAGAAGCCTACGCCAAGCAAGCCCAGGAAGCCGCCGAGGAAGCCGGCGCCCAGCTCGAGGACGCGGAAGCCAGGGCCGACGAAGCAAAAGACGCGGCCGAGGAAGCAGGGAAGCAGGCCGCGGAAGCCGAGGACGCGGCCGAGCAAGCAAAGTGGGAAGCCAAGCAAGCCGAAGAAGCCCGGGAAGCCGCCGAGGAAGCAGCATACGAAGCCGACTGCCAGGCCAAGATCGCGATGCAGAGAGCCGCAGAAGCGCGCAAAGCCGCAGAGGAAGCGCGCAACGCCACAAAGACGCAGGAGCAGCTCGGCGAGGAGCTCCAGGAAGCCGACCGCGACCAGAAGGACGCCGAAGAAGCGCTCCGCAAGGCCCAGGAAGCCCTCCAGGAAGCCCAGAAGCGCCGCCAGGAAGCCCAAGCCGCCTACGACGCAAAGGAAGCCGAGTAAAGAAACCAAAGCAAGCAACGAAAGGAAACAGAGATGAGCCTACTAACATTTGACACCGAAACCAACACCGCAACGGTCGAGCGCGACGAAGGGCCAACCGCAACCGACAGAGCATGGTGGGCCGCGGAGCAAGCCCAGGAAGCCGCCTACGGCGCCCAGGAAGCCGCAGAGGCCGCCGAAAGGGCCGAAGCCGACGCAAGGTACGCCGACGACGACGGAGCGCGCAAGTTGGCCGCAGAAGCGCTCCAGGAAGCCGCAGAGGCCGCCAGACGCGCCGAAAGGGCCGACAGCTGGGCCGCGGAAGCCCAGGAAGCCGCCGACGAAGCCAACACCAAAGGCGGCAACGCCGCAAGCGCCATAGCGAGCAACGCCAGAATCGACGCAAGCCGAGCCGCCGAGCGAGCCGAGGAAGCCGCGCTCCGAGCCGCCCAGATGGTCGCAGCCGCCGCGGTCACGGCCACGATCGAGGAAGCGCGCAAGGAAACCGCCGACGAGTAGCCACGAAGAAACACCCGCCAGGAACGCCCAGGCGGGCCTTTTTTATTCCGCAAAAACCACGGAAGCGCAGAAGCGCAGGCCAAAAAGACAAGCGCAGAAGGGCTGAATTTGAGGCCAAAAGCAGCAGCAACCAGGACCGAAGCGCAGGCCACGGAAGCGCAAAGGAAGAAGCAAAGCAGAAGCGCTGCGGCGGTCGCAAAGCAGAAGCAGAAGCCAAGCAGGAAGCAGCAGAGGCACGGAAGCGCAGCCTTTGCGGAGGCCAGGAACCAGGACCGAAGCGCAGGCCACGGAAGCGCAAAGGAAGAAGCAAAGCAAGCAAGCCAGAGGCGCAGAAGCGCAGCGCCAAAGAACCGCGCAAAGCGCCAGGCGGCCGGGGATTTGAGGGGCCACGCGCAGCAGCAGAAGCACGGAAGCAAGCAAGGCAGAAGCGCAAAGAAAGAACCAAAGCGAGCAGAAGCACGGAAGGATCCAGAAAGAAAGCAAAACACAAAGCAAAACAAAAGAAAGCAAAACAAAACAAACACAAACAAAGTCAACTGCAAAGAAAGAAGCACAAAACAGAAAGCAAGCAAGGCAAAAGCGCAGCTCCAAAAGGCTGCGCTTTCTTCTTTGCGGTTTTACAGAGGTCGGCTCGGCCAGCAACCGCAGAAAGGACCCCCGCCCTGGGGTCGCCTTTGAAATTTCCGAGTTTCAGGAC